CTCACTTTTCTGCAAAAGGGATAAAAGAGGCGGGTAGGATAAATTAGCTATAGGAAAAAACTATAAAAGGGTTTTATGCAAGTCAAAAAAATTCGCGTAGACAAATTGATTCCTTACGCAAGAAACGCAAGAACGCATTCAGACGAGCAGGTCGCGCAGATCGCTGCGTCGATCAAAGAGTTTGGTTGGACGAACCCGATCTTGGTTGATGGCGAGAAAGGTTTGATTGCCGGCCACGGAAGATTGGCCGCGGCTCGGAAACTCGGGATGGAAGAAGTTCCGGTGATAGAACTAACTCACCTTTCCGAGACTCAAAAGAAAGCGCTGATTCTTGCTGACAACAAACTAGCGTTGAATGCAGGATGGGATGCCGAGCTCTTGAACCTGGAGCTCGAAGAATTGGAGCTCGAGGGCGTAGATCTAAACCTAATTGGTTTTGGCGAAGAGGAAAGAGACGCGCTAAGGCCGGAGGTTGTAAACGAAGGGCTTACAGATGAGGATGCCGTACCTGAGACACCAGAGGAGCCTATTACTAAGCCTGGGGATATTTGGATACTAGGCAAGCATAGGCTTATGTGTGGTGATAGTACGAGCATAGACGCGGTGGATAAGCTCATGAACGGCGATAAAGCCGATATGGTGTTTACTGATCCACCTTATGGAGTTTTTTACACAGGTGGGCTTAGAGGCGGCAAAGACGGACTTAAAAGCAACGGTCGTCAAATGATTAAAAATGACGATATAGATTTATACGAAGATGCTGTGGCAATTTGCTCAATGATATGTCATGGACCTGTTTTTATGTTTTACGCCGATACGGTTCCTTTTGGTCTTTACAGAGGAATTGAAAAAGTCGATGGAGAGGTGGTTGCTTTGCTTATTTGGAAGAAAAAGGGAGGTTATGGAGCATTGGGGGCTTCTTATAAAGCAAATCATGAACCTTGCGTTATTTGGAAGCCCAAGGGGTCAAAATTAAACTTTATTGGTAGCACTACAGAAAATAGAGTTTGGGAAGAAGATAAAGAAGTAAAAAACAAACTTCATCCCACACAAAAACCGGTTGCTATTCCAGAGCGGGCTATTAAAAATCATAAGGCAGACAAAGTATTAGACTTGTTTGGAGGTTCAGGCTCAACGCTTATCGCTTGCGAGAAAATAGGACGCTCTTGTCGGATGATGGAACTAGACCCAAAATACTGCGATGTCATCGTTAAGCGATGGGAAGAATTCACCGGACAGAAAGCGAGGCTCGAAAATGCAGAGGAAATATCCACCTGAAGTTCATTTGGTACACGGCACAAAAGGCGAGAACACCGGCGTACCGCTGCCAGAGAAAATCAAGATCCGCGTACCGTTTGCGGAGTGGGCGGACGATCCAACCCTCTTTAGCCGAGAACGGTTTGTGCGCGAGACTGCGGATTATCTATACACCGTCTACGGTATTGGCTCCGATCAGGATCGCCACACGCTGATGATGCTTGCAGATCAGGTGCAGCTTTATATTGACGCTCGAAAAGAACAGGCTAAGCATCCGCTAGTGGTAAAAACTAACGGCGGCAAGACACACGCCCCTAACCCTTACATATCCCTTGCTAACAAAGCGATGGAAAACGCAGTCAAGCTGATGAACGAAATGGGTCTCACGCCTCGCTCCAGGCTGGCCGCAAACAAACTAGAGGATGGCAGCAAGATGGGCGAATTCCTGTCCGGTCCTAAATTCGGAACATGAGATTAGAAGATGGCATTACTTACGCGGCGGCAGTAGCAAAAGGCGAGATAAATGCTTGCCGAAACGTACGTCTTGCTTGCCAGCGGTTTCTAAATCATCTTGAAAACAAAGAGTGGGAATATGTCTTTGATCCTGGCGCGGTTAATCACTTCCTACAGTTCACAAGTCTTTGCCGGCATGTAAAGGGTCAGTGGGCAGGGCAACCTGTAAACCTTGAGCCCTTCCAAATCCTTATCATCTGCGCGATCTACGGATTCCGTCTTAAGCGGGATCGGTCTAAGCGCATGGTTCAAGACGTAATCGTTTACATCCCGCGCAAGGCTGGCAAATCAACCCTTACCGCTCTCATCGCTCTCTATGAGCTGGCCTTTGGCGATGCCGGCGCAGAGGTCTATACAGTCGCTACTAATCGAGATCAGGCAAGCATCGTTTTCACTACTGCCAAGGGATTTATCGAAACCCTTCCTCGAGAGGTCTCCGGTCTCTTCATTCCTGGCAAGTTCACGATAGTGAAGAATGGCGACTCGCAATCGGTGTTCAAAGCGCTCAGCAGGGATACTAAGCGTACGGGTGACGGGCTCAACCCTTCTTGCGCGATCATCGACGAGGCTTCGCAGATCATCGACAGGAATACGATTGAGGTCTTGCATTCTGGAATGGTAGCGCGAGCGAATCCGCTGCGGCTATATATAACCACGGCTTCTTTTACCCGCGACACAAAGTTCCACGAAGATCTCCAGGTTATGGAGCATATTCTTCACCAGGACGTTCCCGATAACCCAAGGTGGTTCGGGCTTCTTTATTCGCTAGATGCTGGTGATGATTGGCGAGACCCGACGGTCTGGCATAAAGCCAATCCGATGCACAATATCTCGGTCTCACACGATGCGATTGCCGCGCGATGCGAGGAAGCCAAGATAAAGCCGGCAGCGCTCAACGAGTTTCTCTGCAAGACATTAAACGTCTACGTTTCAGCCGAAACCGCGTGGGTGGATCGGTCGCACTGGGATGAAGCTGTAGGTCTTACAGACCGTGAACCGGAGGCTGTATTTATCGGTTTTGACTTGGCAGCAACACGAGATCTAAACGCGGTTTGTACGCTTAAGCGGTTTTCCGAGGATGACTACGAAGCCGAGTGGAAGTTTTTCCTTCCAGAGGATGGGTTTGATTTATTGCCAGCGCATTACCAAGATATTTTCCGACAGGCTATTAATTCGGGCATTTTGCATCTGACCGAAGGCAATGTTATGGACGACCGCGAGATTTCGGAGTATATTCTGGGACAAAGCCAGAAATACGACGTACGCGAGGTCGGTTATGACGCGTACAATGCAGCCGCACTAGTGGCTAGATTATACGAAGCTGGAATGCCGGTTAAAAAAGTTGGGCAGGGTATGGCGGTACTTTCTAACCCTTCCAAGCATGTAGAACGGCTTATTCTAGGCCATAAAATCAAACACGATGGCAACCCGTTTTTAGGCCACCAATTGGGAAACTGCGAAGTGTTTGTAGATGTGCAGGGCAACATCAAGGTGAAAAAGGCCGGAGTTGACCGCCATGCGAAGGTCGACGGGATCGTCGCCCTCATAATTGCTATGCACTGCAGCTTAGACAATCCGATGCCGTCTGAATCGTACGGATTCAGGGTGTTTTAGGGCTAAAAATGGGCATATTCGACAGATTCCGCAAGAAACCAACCCAAAATGAGTCGAATTCGTTGTTCGGCAACACTGTTTTGGGTAACAACGTCATGCTCCGTGGTAAGGGGCAAGGCTACGGATCGAATCAACTTCTTTATGTAACCACCTCCGCTGTCAACGAAGCTGGACGTTCGCTTGACATTACAACGCTTGCTAGAAATTCGACGGTCATGGCTTGCGTCGGAACCAAGGCTAGAGCGCTTGCACAGCTGCCGGTAAAGATCATGTCGCGGCAAGCTGACGGTACTTTAGTCGACACGCAGACGGAACCTGGGGTTCCCGAGCGCGAAAAGAACCGCGCAAAGTCGATTCTTAACTTGCTTGCTCAGCCTAATAACTTCCAAAGTCAATACGAGTTCTGGTATCAGTTCACAATGTGGCATGAGTTAGCCGGTGAGACTTTCGTATTGCTTTGGAGAAAGAACGAAGCCGATCCCCAACAGGTTCCGCTTGAAGTCTACGTTCTCGACTCGACGCTGATCGTTCCGCGTATTTCTGAGACGAGATACCCGTTCTATACGCTTACAAGCTCTTCCTACGGGTTTAACAAAGACGAGCCACTGCAATACTTCCAGGTTATGCACGTCAAGAGCGAGCCCTGGCAGGGATCTTCTTCGTTTAACCGTCTCCAGGCTGTCGAGCTGATTTCTCTGGATCAAGACATAGATTTATATAGCAATTTTATTATGTTGAATGGAGCTAAGCCTTCTGGCTTGTTCCGTACCGAGCAAGTCATACCCGATTCAAAGTTCAAAGAGATTGCAGCGCGGCTAAAAGAAGCATGGACGAACATGCTGAATAGTCAGCCCTCAGACTTGAGCAAGCCTGGGCAGTCGATGCTATTAGACCAAGGTATGATGTACGAAAGTATTAAGCCCTTGACCTTGCAAGACGTAGATGCACGAGAGCTGAAGAAACAAACGATGGCGCGGATTGCTGGCTTGTTCGGCGTTCCTCCGGCGATGATCGGCGTAGGTGAGTCTAAGTACAACAACACGCAAACTATGCTCGACGAATTTTATAAGAGCACGATGATGCCGTTCATCACGAACATCGAGCAGAAGCTAAAGACAAGCCTTCTTGGTGGCTATCCCAATCTGTATGTGCAATTTCAGACGCAGGATTTCCTAAAGGGCGCTCCACTGGATCAGATGAACTATGTTGTGGCGGGGGTTAAGAATGGCATTCTCACGCCCAACGAAGCTAGAGATTATCTTGGGCTTGATAGCGTGGACGATGGTGATTCTCTGCTTGCTGCCGGTGGCGTTGATAAGCCTATTCCCGGCTCTTCGCCGCAGGATACTGGCGGTGGCGGAAATCTTAAGGTCATAGGCAAGACCGGGCGAGCTGGCAATGCTTAAGGATGTTTTGAAGCGGTTAAAGGAACAGGCTGACAAAAGAAAGCCAAAGCCTAAACCCGAAGATGGGAAAATGAAGGAAAAGGAACCGATACATGGCTAAGCACATTCAATTCTTCACCGAGGCAAAGGTTGAGCTTGGCCGTATGGCTGATGAGGCAACCGGAGAACCTACCGGCGAGATCGAGGCAACCCTGACAACCTGGGGCGCAAGAGAAGGCGCAGACGGGCGTAGATTCTTTTACACGCCAGCCGCTTTTGAGATGTGGCACGAAGGCTGGATGGAAGCCGGCAGACCGTTGCCGATGTATTTCCAGCACAGCTCAGACATGATGCCCGTGGGCGAATGGTCAAAGTTCGACATCACCGACGAAGGCATGACCGGAACCGGAAAACTTTTCCTGAATACCACGGCGGGATCGGATTTATACACGATCATGAAGGAATCGCCGCGCATGGTCGGTGGTGTCTCTGTTGGCGCTTATGCCGACGAATACCAGATGGTCGATGAGAACGGCGAGCCTACAGATGATCCTGACAGCTTCTTTCAGATCATGAAGGGCGGATTGGCTGAGGTTTCGATTGTGATGAACCCTAACAATCCTAAAGCCGAGATCTCAAGACTTGAATATTGGATGGACAACAAACCCAATCCAAGAGTAATCGAGAAGGCACTGCGTGATGCAGGGCTTTCAAGAAAGGATGCAACCGCTGCATCTGCTTTGCTGAAACAGATTATTGAACAGCGTGACGCTGAATCTGCCAAGCAACCCGCCAATCCGAGTGAGTCGGACGCAGCGGTGAAACTGCTGGAAGCGCTCCAATACCG